CCGGGCGAGGATGTGAAGTTCGGGGCGCCGGCCAACAGCGCGGGTTACCGGGATTACCGGGCGACGCAGTTGGGCTCGGTGGCGGCCGGCCTAACTCTGCCGTACGAACTGCTGACCGGCGACATGAGCGCCGTCAATTATTCCTCGTTTCGCGGCGGCATGCTGGGCTTCCGCAACACCATCGAGGCCTATCGCTGGCTGTGCCTGGTCCCGCAGCTGCTGCTACCCGTCTGGAAGAGGTTCATCGACATTGCTTTCATCGCCGGCGAAATCCCCGAGCAGAACTATGGCGTTCGATTCACTCCGCCCAAGTTTGAATCCGTGGATCCGCTCAAAGATGCGATGGCCGAGAAGGTATCCCTGCGCACCGGGGCGCTCACCTGGCCGGAGATGGTGGCGAGTCATGGCCAGGATCCCGACGGCCAGTTGAGAGAGCTCATCGCCTGGAACAAGAAGTTCGACGACGGCGGCGTGATCCTGGACGGCGACCCGCGGCGCACCAGCGACAGGGGCCAGATCAATATCCCTAACAAAACGCAAAGCCCAGAACTAGAGAAAGACAACAAGTCGTAAGGGGCATTTCCGAAGTCCTGCGGCAGCTCGCACACACACGCGTCACACCCCCGCAGCCCCCTTTTCTTTTGCGGACTCGGCGAATTCAACTTAGCGATCAGGAGGGTCCACGCTCATGGAAGACACCACTACTGCGGCCGAATTGACTGGCGCCCCATTGGAGCCTCCGGCCCGCACCCAGGTCGAAACATTTTCTGCTGCCTTCGCTCCCGACACCTGGGACGACGGAGACTCGACGGTCGACTGCGTCTTCTACAGCGGTGCGATAGTACCGCGGGTCGATTTCTGGACCGGAGAGCCCTACGATCTGGTGCTCAGTCTCGATCCCGGCGCGATCCGGATGGACCGGCTGAACAACGGCGCGCCGGTGGTCGACAACCACAATACCTTCGGCAGCATTCGCGATCAGTTGGGCGTCGTGAAGCCCGGCACCGCGCGGGTCGAGAAGGGTAAGGCTGTCGCGACCCTGCAGTTCAGCCAGCGCGATGAGCTGGCCCCGCTGCGCGCCGATATCAAGGCTGGCATCGTCCGCAACGTCTCGGTCGGGGCTCAGATTGTGACCAAGAACGAGACGACGCCGAAGGGCCAGGACCGTAAACAATTCACGGCGATCGATTGGGAGCCGTACGAGATCTCGCTCACGATGGTGCCCGCCGATGCCGGCGCCGTGCTGATGAGCGCCGCGGCCGCAGGGCCGCAGAACGAAGTCGTTAAAGCCACGGCATTTGCTGCGGCAGCGACGCGGGCAATCAGCCCAAAGGAGCAAGAGCCGATGGAGAATGCAACCATCACTGCGGGCGCCGGTGCCCGCTCGGAAGAGTCCGCGGCTGCCGTGCAAGCGGTGGCACTGCCGGCCGTGGATGAACAGAAACTGCGGGACGAAGCCGTTCAGGCGGAGCGCTCGCGGGTGGTCAGGATCCGCGAGATGACGCTGCCGTTCCGAACCCAACTCGGCGAGCGCTTCTATCATGAACTGATCGACAGTGGCACTTCGATCGAAAATGCGGGTACCCGCATCCTCGAGCGCCTGGCTGCCGTTGGAAAGGCCGAGCCGCCGACGGATCCGAATCGGCCCGGCGACGCCACCGTCACCCGTGACGCGGCCGACACCATGCGCGAGAGTATGGCGGCGTACCTGCTTTACCGCGACAATCCCTCCTCGGTGAAGCTCGAAGAGGGCCGCGGCCGCGAGTATGTGGGCATGCGGCTCAGCGAGTTGGCGCGCGAGTGTTTGGAGGTAAAGGGCGTCCGGACTCGGGGCATGAATCCCGACCGGATCGCACTGAGCGCGCTGACCACGACCGATTTTCCGGCGATTCTCGCCAACGTCGCCAACAAGACCCTCCGCGAAGGGTATCTCGCGGCGCCTCGAACGTTCACGCAGTTCTGCCGCCAGGTTTCGGCGGTGGACTTCAAGCCGGTCAACCGCGTTCAAATGTCCGACCTGCAGGCTCTGCAGCCGCTCAACGAGACGGGTGAATACCACCGGGCTCCGCTGAGCGATTCCGTGCAGACCTATGCGCTCGCCACCTTCGGCGAAGTCGTGGCCATCGACCGCAAGGTGATCATCAACGACGATCTGCAGGCCATGACCCGGATCCCGTTCCAGCTTGGCGTGGCCGCGGCGCGCCTCGAGTCCGACACGGTGTGGGCCGTGATCACCGGCAACCAGGTCATGATCGAGGACGGCAACGTCCTGTTCTTCGCCGCCCACAACAACCTATTCACCGGCGCCGGCTCCGCCCTGGCGCTCACGTCCCTGGCCAATTCGCGGTCCAAGTTCCGGCTGCAGAAGGGCCCCAAGGGCACCTACCTCAACCTGGAGCCCACCTTCCTCATCGTTCCGACTGCGCTCGAAACGGCCGCCCTGCAGTTGATCGCGCCCATCAACCTGGTCGCGACCACCTCGGTCTCGAACGTGATCCCCGAGTGGGTTCGCACCTTGAATCCGGTCGTCGAACCGCGTCTCGACGCCGCCTCGAGCACCGCCTGGTTTCTGGCAGCCAAGCCCACGATGATCGACACGATCGAGTTCTGCTACCTCGAGGGCCAGGACGGCGTGTACATCGAAACCCGCCAGGGCTTCGACGTGGACGGCTTCGAAATCAAGGCTCGTTTGGACTTCGCTTCGGCCGCGATCGATTTCCGCGGCCTGCAAAAGAACGCCGGCGTCTAGGAGCGGGCGAACAAGCAACCGGGCCGCCCCGCGCGGAGCGGCCCACAGACATTTCATGGGAGACAGAGGATGAACAATTACATTCACAAGGGCTGGTCCCTGACCCTCGTCCCGCCCTATTCCGGTGTCGGCGGGGGCGGGATGAAATCCGGAAACGTGTTCGGCGTCGCGGCCGGTACATTCACGGTCGGCGTGGCCTCGCAGTTCGATGTCGTCGGCGTGTTCGCGCTGGTCAAGGACGCGAGCACGTTCTCGCAGGGCGACCTGGTCTACTGGGACGACGTGAACAAGGTCGCCACCAGCACGGTCGGCGCCAATCTGCTCATCGGCGCCGCCGAGCTCGCTGCGCTGACTGGCGATGCCACCGTCCAGGTGCGCCTGTTCGGCGTGCCCGGCTTCAGTGGCCAGGTGAACGGCGTCAAAGTCGCGCACATGCTGTACAACTTCGCCGTCGATGGCGGCGCGAGTTGCACTCCACAAAACAGCGACACCATCCCGGCCAATGCCGTCGTCTTCGGTGGCGTCGTCAACTCGACCACGCCGCTGGCCGCGGCCGGTGCGGCGACGCTGTCCATCGGCACCACGGCCGGATCGGGTGCGGCTTCGATTCTCGCCGCTACCGTCAAGGGCTCCCTGGGGGCGGATGCCGTGCTGGCGTCCGCCGCCGCGGCTGCTCCCTTCAAGATGAGCGCCGCGGGCCAGCTAGCCGTCGCCATCGCGACGGGCCCGCTCACCGCTGGCGTCGTCGAGGCTTGGGTGTTGTACGCCATCGCGGCCAACTCTTAATCCTCAACCAACTTAAACGTAAGGGGCCGGGCCCGCGCCGGCCCCAATCGGAGGAACCGTGGCTGGCTACAAATACCCGGATCTTGTCCCCGACATGGAGTTGGCATCCGTTCTGGACGCCGCGGCGATCACACCTGACGACAACAACGACTTGGCCTATGCCACGCGGTCGCTGTGGGTCGGCGGCGCCGGCAATGTGACCGTCATGCTGGCCAAGGCTTCCGCTCCGGTCACGTACTACAACGTCCCGGCCGGCACCCGCCTCATGGTCAGCGTCACTCGCGTTTATGCGACCGGCACGACTGCGAGTAATCTTCTCGCCGAGTACTGACAGATGAGCAGCTTCGTCGTCCCTCAAGACACGCTCGCCCAATCCTGGCTGCAGGCCCTGCGCAATCAGATCGCGGCTTTGGGGCAGCCGGTGCAATATCAACCGGGTGGCCCGGCGGCGGCGCCGCAAACCGTACTGGGCATCTGGCGCGACAGCACCGAGATTCAAGGTTCGATGAACGGCATGTTTGGCACCTTCATGGTCTGCCTGCCGGACCTGAGCTTCGATCCGGCGAAGGGCGACCTGATCACCAAGGACGGCCACGTTTACCAGGTGGCCGACGCCTCCGTCGACGGCCGCGGCCGCGCGCGGCTTTAT